CAGCAAATGGCTTTTGTTTCACTAGGAAAATTGTAGGAAGGTTGTGATTTATTACATTGACATAATTTGTCTTTCACGTTGACCATGTTTTCTAATTTACATGATGAACAATATTTAGGAGATTTAATTCCTAGATAATCAAAACAGGGTTGTTTCAGACCACAAGTACATTTTTTATATAAACCGACCATGGTATCAGTTTTACACAAAGCACAATGAGTTGCAATGGTTTCTCCTGGAAACGCAAAGGAAGGTATAGACGTGTTACATGTACATAAACGGCGATATTGTTTAGACATGATTGGTATAATTCAAATAATTTATTGTATTTGGAAAATCAATTTTTTCGGATAATTTTTTTTATACATTTTCTGAAATTTTTTTCTTTTGTTACTCTATATCATAATAAAATATGGCAGGTGGTCTTCTCCAATTGGTAGCCTATGGCGCTCAAGACGTTTTTTTAACGGGTACACCAGAAATTACCTTCTGGAAGGTGTCTTACAGACGCCACACAAACTTTGCAATGGAATCCATTGAACAAACCTTTTCTGGACAGGCTGATTTCGGTCGCCGAGTTACCTGCACGATTAGTCGTAATGGTGATCTTTGTTACCGCACTTACTTGCAGGTGACTCTCCCTGAAATTAACCAAACCATGGCTCCTTCCACGAACTCGGATGGTATCTATGCCCGTTGGTTGGATTTCATCGGTGAACAGCTCATCGCTCAGGTGGAAGTTGAAATTGGTGGTCAACGCATTGACCGTCAATACGGTGACTGGATGCACATCTGGAATCAACTTACGTTGACCTCGGAACAGCAACGTGGTTACTTCAAGATGATTGGTAACACCACTCAACTTACCTACATCACCGACCCTACCTTTGCCCAAATCTCTGGTCCTTGCTCTGCTGCCGGTGGTCCTTCCCAGGTGTGCTCACCCCGAAATGCCCTCCCTGAAACCACTCTTTACATTCCTTTGATGTTCTGGTTCACTCGCAACCCTGGTTTGTCTCTTCCTTTGATTGCTCTTCAATACCACGAAGTGAAAATCAACCTTGATATCCGCCCCATTGGTGAATGCTTGTGGGCCGTCAAGACCCTCACCAACAAATACGGTTCCGGCACCGTGTCTGCCACCGTTCCTTACCAACAATCCTTGGTGGCTGCCTCCCTTTACGTTGACTATGTGTTCTTGGACACAGACGAACGTCGTAAGATGGCACAAAATCCCCACGAATACCTCATTGAACAGGTCCAATTCACGGGTGATGAATCGGTGGGTTCATCTTCCAACAAGATCAAGTTGAATTTCAACCACCCTTGCAAAGAACTCATCTGGGTTGTCCAACCCGATGCCAACGTGGATTACTGCGCCTCTTTGGATAACACCCAAGTTCTTTTCAAGACTTTGGGTGCCCAACCCTTTAACTACACCGACGCCATTGATGCTCTTCCTAATGCCATCCATGCCTTTGGTGGCCCCACCGAAACTGCCTCTGGCAACTTCATTGTCTCCTCGGGTGTCTTTGAAATGGCCGGTGCCATGGATGGTACTGCCACCGCTACCACACTTCCTACTACGGGTGTTCCCAACTGGGCCACTTCCTCTGCTACGGATATTCCTTTCAATGCCACCACGAGTGGTGTTGCCGACCAAGGTTCTTATGTCTCCGACGCCGGCACCTTCGTTCTTGCCGAAACCGCCCTTGACATGCATTGTTGGGGTGAAAACCCAGTGGTTACTGCCAAACTTCAACTCAATGGCCAAGATCGTTTCTCGGAACGTGAAGGCTCTTACTTTGATGTGGTGCAACCCTTCCAACACCACACCCGCGCCCCCGATACCGGTATCAATGTATACTCCTTTGCTCTCCGCCCCGAAGAGCATCAACCATCAGGCAGTTGCAATTTCTCACGAATTGATAACGCTGTACTCCAATTGGTGCTCTCATCCGGCACCGTGGCTGGTACCGCCACTGCCAAGGTTCGTGTTTACGCAGTAAATTATAACGTCTTGCGCGTTATGTCAGGAATGGCGGGAGTCGCATATTCCAATTAAAAAGCGTAATGTGTGGAAAAGTTCATTTAGCAAAATAATTATTTATATGTTTTTTTGAAAAATTGAAAAATTGAAAATATTATATTATATGTAATATATAATATATCATTATTATGGAGCCTCATCATTATCATAGTATTATTTCTGCACAGTATCAAGTAGTTGAATATATTAAAGGGCATTATGTAAAAACCAAAGATTCCATTGTAGAAAAAAACCCAATATGGGTAGTGAATCATAACGAAAAGGAATTGTTACTCTTATTTATTGAACCAAACATTTTATGTAAATTATGCAGTGAATCTTATCAGAAAATACTTGATTTTGAAAAAAAACATAAAAATGGAGCCAAGTTTTCGTGGACAAAAAAAGATAAACATAATGAACATGTAAAATATATACGTGCAAATTTCAATAATACCGCAATTTATATTCATCAAGTCATAATGAATTGGTATGGTCATGGAAGTGGAACTGTAGAATTATCTGTAGACCATATAGATAGAGACCCATTAAATAATATATTAGTAAATTTACGAATTGCTACATGCAAAGAACAGCATGACAATGCCAAAGGAATTGTACCAAACACAAAAAAAGAACGAAGAAGTGATGCAAAAGAATTACCAAATGCTATTACGCAAGAAGAATTGCCAAAATATATTACATATAATATAAATAAATACGGAAAAAATAATGAATTTACCCGTGAGTTTTTTAGAATTGAAGGACATCCATTGTTAATTTCCAGTCAATCAATATGGAGTAGTACTACCAAAAAATCTATAACAATACAAGAAAAATTACAACAAGCTAAGGATGCGTTAGAATATTTGAATTCTCATTATACATTACCTGAAAAAGTAGAACGTGATTTGCCACAATATGTATCGTATTATGTAGAACGTGGACACCATTTGTTAGTATGGCAAAAAAATGTTGGTGAACAACGGTTATCCAAGAAAATAACACTTGAAAATGATTATTATGAATTAGATAAAAACATACAAGAAAATGAATTACAGCGTTTGAATCGTGAAGTAATTAAAAAATACGAAAACAAATATTCTATTTTCATATTGGATGAAAATGTACTGAATGAAATACAAAAAGAAAAAGAACAAGAATTACCAATGTATGTACGAACACAAATATTTTATGACGGAATATATTTGGTGTTCAATAAGAGCAAAGGTGAAGATAGAATTTCTTTGACACAAAAATTACCACCAAATCATAATATTAACAAAGAATTGCATCTATTCAATTCAAAAATCGTAGAAAAACATGGAATAGAACATACAATTGTATTGGATAATTATCCATATAGTACCACTGATGATATTGTAGAAATACCTGAAAAAATATATGTTTCATTGAAATGTAAACAACCCTATATCTTTATCATGAAAGATAATGAAACATTTTCATTAACATTACCAGAACGTTACAATTTACACGAACAAATTCAACTATTACTGCTACCTGAAAATCAACACAAAGACTTAGAACATACTATTGACGAATATAAACAATTATTTTCTGAAGGCATGAAACCAGACAATATCAGTCTATGTTTTAAAGACAAACGATATTATCAACTACAATATAAATTAAAAACCAAAGAACATCGTCATGATAAAGCAATATCATTACCGAGAACACCCACATTTAATATGAGTATGGAATTAATTAAAATAAATGAAAATATTATCAACGTATTTGGAAAACAATTTGCAATTTTGTTATGTAAATAAAAATATGTAAGAATATTGGGTTATATTTTGATTTTTTTTATTATGTTTTTGTCAGGGGGAGAAAGCATTCAATAATCTAATGAATTTGTCAATAGATTATTAATTTAATACTAAAAAATTATCAACGTAAAAATTCACACCATAACATATATAATTCAGAAAATATGAAATTTGTTGGATTAACGGACATGTGTCCACCCGCATACTTTTATTTAGTCATTTCCACCATGGCGATTACGATTATGTTTTTTCAAAATTACTATGTGTTTCAAAACAAATTCGGTAA